TATTAGAAGCCCCAAAGTAAAAGCTTATTACAGCACTTGCCAGTCCACCTAGATAACCAAGAACTAAGTTAATAAGTGCTTCAGAGTTTTGCTCGGGTGGTTGTAATGTAACTAAGAATATGTATCCCATAAATCCACCAACAACAGCTATACCCATAATTCTAGCTGTCCAATCTTTACTAAATTTACCTCTTGCATCTTGTTTGTCTGCTACTTCTAACTTAAATACATCTACTTCAAGTTCTTTCATTTGCAATTCAAAACTTTGTTCAGCTTTTTTAAGCTCAAGCATTTGTTCAGGTGTAGCTTGTTGTATAGCAGTCTCTATAGCCTTTGGCGTATTAGGAACACCCAATACTTCAGCTATCATATTAGCAGCCATACCACCCATAGGACCACCTAAAGCAGTGCCTAGTGTTGGAGCTACTGCACCTACTATATTTTTTAACATTCCTTTCATCTTAGTCTCCTAGTGTTAGTGTCGATTCCAGTAAATCGTTTACAGCATCAAGAAGATACTCTGGCACATCTGCACCGAGTATATCATCTTCGTTGTATGCAATCATATAGGACTCTATAAGGTCTTCATACAACGGTCTAAAATCTTCTCGCTGTATCCAAGGCTCGTTACAAATTGTACGAGCTTTACAATCTATTCTGTAAGCTTTGTCTAATTGTTTCTCTGTGTAAAGTAACATTATATTTGATCTAGAACAACTTGTTGTAGTTCAATACTACGTCTACCTACTTGTGTAAACCAACGACTGTCTTGCATTTGAGAAGACATTTCTTTCCAGTTGTGTTCTCTACAAGCCTGTAGCATCTTGCGAAACTTTGAAAGCCTTGTACCACCTAAGTTAAAACACATGTTGACTAACACATGCTGTATCTTTTCAGGTAGTTTATAAAATTCTTCTTTATCACCAAACACATGTATAGCTTCTGCATAGTGTCTATCAAAGTCTATGGTGTAGTATCTATCTACAACCTCTTGAGATACAGGTGTACCAACTTCCCAATCATATTCAGGGTCATTAGGTTGACATAGATGACCAACTCCTAGAGTCTTATAGCCTAAACTATCCATATAAATCTCTAGGACTTCGCCCTCGTGTCGTTTGATTTCAACCTTACATTGTTCTATGTTCATACTATTGGTACTTAATAAGGGGTTGATTGTAGGGTAATCCTGTGATGGGGTTGATTCTATCAGCAGCGTTATCCTGTGTAAAAGGTACTTGAGGACCTTCAATAGTTTCTTCACCGACTAGTCCTCCTTTTGAAAACCCATATAAATTAGTTTTTTTAGTATTTTTTATGTTTGGTTTATCAATAAATAATTGTTCTTCAGTTAACATTTCTGATGCTCTGTTAGTATAATCTACCAATTCTGAACCTAAAGGAAGTGTTTTAAGAGTAGTTACAGCAGCTCCTGAGTAGTCTCCTGCTTCAAAGTTTCTATAGGTTTTTCCAAAACCATTCCAAATTCTATCTACCTGACTAAACAAAGGAGATATATTAGAAGTAGCATTGCCCCAACCATTACCTGACCAATTTCCCGCTACTCTAGCTATTTTCTCTACTCTCCAATCTGTAAAACCCGCTAGTCCAGCACCTTGTGCCCACCATTTAGCACCAAAATTTTCTGGTTCGTTTTCCTTGTAAAACTCTCTAGCAGGACTTAGCTCCATTTGTAACTCTCTAAGACCACCAAAAATTGTTATTGTCCCCAGCATTTTTATAGCAAGTTTTAAATCTCCGTCTTCAACTCTTTTAATTAAGCCATTCATTTGAGCAACTTTATACTGTGCCCAAGATAAAAATAAACCAACAGATTTTACTAGAGGATTATTAGATTGAGAAAATAACATTCTATTACCAACTCCCGGTAATCCAACATCTCGTTTCATTGCTTTGTTACCTGCTTTAATTAAAATACTTTCACCAGTTGGAGAAGCTAAAGCCTCTTGAACACTTTTAAACTTATTTAAACCTTTTATGTCTTTTAAATCTAAACCATAATATTTTAAACGAGTACTCAAAGACTTACTTATGTTTTTACGATTACCAATTTTTTTTGATATAGTAAATATTTCATCTATCCCAGAACTAAAAGCAACCTTTGCTGCAAAGTTAGTTGCTGGAGCCATACCGTTGTATTTAAAAAATGTTTTTGTCCACTCTCCTAACTTTTCTTGAAACTTAGTTGTAGGGTGCACCCCAGCCGAGAAAGCTCCTTCCAAATCTTTTATAACAGTAGAGCCAATATCAGTAGCCCTTGTTCCTCCGATACCATACATGGCAGGAACTCCGTCCTTTTTCCATGCTTGACTAAATCCTTTAAACGCTGACCATGAACTACTATTTTGAAACGGTTGTAAAAAGTCTCCTAACTGTGGTATAATAGAACGTGGTAACATAGTAGAGTTAGATAAAAATGTTAGTAAAGCAAACCCATTCTTACCTAAGTTACTTTGAAACGGGTCATTAGCAGCTTTGTGAAGCATACCAAAGTAAGCATTAACACTATTACCCATTAATTTAATTTTAGAAGCATATTCTTTTTTTGTAATTAAACCGTCTGCATATTTCTGACTCAAACTTCTTTTTAAAGACTGTAAAACTTCTCCGTTTTGTCCAAACTTTCTAGCAAACTCTACACCTTTTACCGTGTTAGTTGTCCATACACTTAATACTCTACTAAGATCATCTTCTAAAATAGGTTCTAAAATTTTTCTAGCTTCAATACTCTTAAACATTCTTTCTTTCTGATAGTTTTTTAATTGAGGAACTCCAGTAAACGTACCTAACTTACCGTTTCCAAAATTAGATTTTTTAAAAACCTTTTCAACTCCGTTTCCTGTTACATTATCTACTATCTCTTCAGCTACCTTTTCTATTTTCTCTACTTTCCATTTAGGATATTCAACTTTTAAAGCTTTTTCAACTATAGACTTAGCACCGTTCATATCAGAAAATAATTTATTAACACTCCATATCTGAGGAAGATCATAGTTTTTTATTTTATCAAAACTAATAACTTCTCCGACATAGTTATTCATTTCTTTAACATATATCTTAGCATTTTTAACTAAGTTATCTACGTTTTGCATATTTTCTGGAGTTAGTTTGTAAGTGTTTTTTACTTCTGCTCTCGTACCTAGCTGCCTAATAATCTTAGCTGCTGCCACTCTTTCAATTTCTGTTCCACCTTGAACAACTTCTGATATTCTTCTACCCCACAAACTTGTTAAAAAATCAGAAGCTTCTTCAGCTCCTATAATGTTTTTATGTCTTCCGTCCATTTGATGAAACATTAAACGAGACAGTATTTCGTTTTCACCACCGTGATTTACACCACGAGTAGCGGTAGTACCAGACCCTTTAACTTTTAAAAAATTATGTAAAACTCTCATAGCATTATTGTTAATAATACCAAAAGCCTTTTCTTTTTGACCAGCTAACAGATAATCAGCATCTTTAACTCTATTATAAACAAATCCAAAAGTCATACCCGCACCAATTAAACTATAATTAATTGCATCGTCTTCGTCACCTATAAAAGTTCCAGCAGTAAAACCAACACCAGCCCCTACTAGTGGTCTAAAAGTTTCATTTAAAACAGACTGTAAAATACCATCAGTAATTTCTACGTTGTTTTTACGCATAACTTTTAAAGTTCCATCAGTAGCTACATACGCTTGACCTTTAGCATACTTTTCCATTAATGTAAAAAATTCGTTATCTAAAAAATCTTTAGCTTCTGTAGCTTTCTTTTCTAGATTATTAATTTGTCTATCGCTAAAAGGTTTTTTACCTACATCTTCAATTTTTAATTTACTAGATTTTTTATCAAACTTAGTGTTTGCTGATTTTGCTTCTGCTAGTTTTTTTCTAGTGTTGTTTGCTGCTATATATAGTTTACTTAAAACTAATGAGCCTTCTAGCTCTTTTAAAAAACTTGAGTTTTCTTTAAGTGCAATTGGTAAAACTTTTTCTAAGTCTTCTGTTTCTTGAGCAGTTAATTTGATAACTGGCTCATCTTTGACAGAACTTTTGACAATTGTGTCAGCATCCGGACTATCTATTTTACCCAGATTAATTTCTTCATCTGATAGTGATCTATATCTATTAGAGATAACAGAACCTAATAAAGAACTAGCTCCACCTACACCAGCTCCAAATAGTACATTATTAGGATTAACTTCACCATAAGCAGCGTACTCATACAGTGCCATATCAGTTGCACCTATAGCAGCACCAGTAGTAGTTGCTCCTATCTTACCTAACTTTGCAATCTTTGCCCAAGGTATAAAAAATGTTACAGGGTCTGCAATAGCAACTCCTACTCTACCTGTTATTGTGGCAGCATCATCAGCACTTTCTCTAAAATCTACACCATACTTTTCTTGCATAGCATTAAAAATTTTATCTGTTCTTTCTTTTTCTATTTCTTTAATGTTATCTTGGAAAGATTTATTGTTACCTAAAGTCGCCATTCCTGCTTGTACAGTTCTAAAAAGATTTCCGAGTGTAAGCCTTTCTAACTTACCTCCTAATTCTACTTTCTGTGCAAACGTAGGTTCAGCACTTGGTAAGTCTTCAGAAGGTTGGGTGTTGTATAAGTTTAAAAAATAATTACCTTTTTCTACAACAGGCTCTTGCTCTACTGTTTCTTTTTCACCAACATACTTTTCTAGCTGTACGTCTTCTTCTAGTACCTGCTCTTGAAGTTCGATACGTTCTTCTTCTTTTTCTTCCTCTTCTTGTAGTCGAGCCTCTTCCTCATCTTGTACTGATGTGTCTGGAGAGTTATAAAGATTTAAAAAGTAGTTTGTATCTTGTACTTCTTCAGGCTCTTCTTTTTTTTCTTCATTATCTTTTATATCTGCGTTGTACAGGTTCAAAAAATAATTATCATCATAAGATGTTTGGATGGACATTTAGTTTCCTATGCTAAAGTTTCTACAAACTGTTGAACTAATTCTTGTTTTCTTTTTTCTGAAGTTTTGTTATTTACTTTGATATTATTAACTCGTAACCACTTCCTAAACTCGCTTCCTGCAGCAGAGTTATAAGTAGCATTACCTTCTAAATAGTCGTTTGCTTTTTTAAGAACTCTTAATCTAACTTGTTCGTCACTTGCACCTAGAATAGATAACAGTGCCTGAGGAGCTTCTGAATAAGCCTTACGTGCTGCTTCAGTGTTCATTATATCTTCCTCAGAATCCATATCTAAAATACTAGGTTTTTTATTTACTACTGTCTGAGATGACGGACTAATTCCTTTCTTAGAATTTAAATAAGTAATAAGCTTAATGTATTCGTCTGTTGTAAAATCGTCTTTTCGATTTATCAGCTCGTTTAAACGAGTGTCAATCTCTTCTGAAGACATTTTCGCAGCTCCTAAGATTTCAAAATCTTTTACGAGTTCTTCCTGTGTAGGTATACTAGGAGAAAGTAAAGAATCTTTAGGTGCTGGTGTAGGGCTTGGAGCAGGACTAGAAGTTGAAGATGGTGTTCCGGGCTTACCTTCTTCTGTCCATTTTTTTACTAAGTCTATTGGAGCATCATCAATTAAAATACTTCCTTTTCCATAGTTAGTTAAGTAAGCTGTACCGTCTTCAGTAATACCAACAATTCGTTTTCCTGTAGGACCTTTAACAGATTCTTCTGCAAGTTGTCCAATCTCATCAGCCGATTCAGGAAACTGTGCAATAAGACCATTCCAAAACGCAGCTTTTTCTTCATTTGTTCTTGAACCATCCTTCCACTCAGGAGCATTTAAAACTGCTACTACTCTATTTCTATCAAATGTAGGAGTCTCAGGGGTGTCTAGTGGATTTTTAGAAGTATCTTCTGGTACATCAATAGAACTTTGAGCTTCGTCTATATCGACTGTAATAGTCCCGTCTTTTTTATTAGGAGCAGGAACCTCGATATTATCTTTAGAAGGATTAAAAATACTTTTAACAAAATTTTCTCTTGCAGTACGTTTATATGTTCCCCTAGGTTCTTCAGACATCAATAAAAATCCTCCTTTACCAACTTTATATGTTAAATCTGAACCTATAACTTGTTTTAAGGCAGTATCAAAAAAAGATTTAATACCTCCATCAGGAATCATTAAAGGACCGGCTCCTGATTTTTCTTGGTTATTTTTAAATATTTTAAATTGATAATCAGCTATAATTAAAGCATCATTAATAATATTTTGTTTTTGTGAATCGGTTAAATGCTTACCATTATCGTCTTCAAACTCTTCTAAAAAATTAGCAACTGTTGTTTCTTTTTTACCTATCTCAATTTTAAAATCTGATTTTTTAAATGTTCCCTCTCCTGTTAATACTGACTCAGCCACTTGTTTTAACTCTTCAGTAAGGTCAACTTTGGGTTGGAATACTTTTGTCTTAATCATTGATTCTAACTGTACATCAGGAATAGGCTCTTTAATACCGTAAGCACTATTAACTTTATTCATGTTAATAAAGGTGTTATTTACTAATGTTTTTAGTTCTGCTTTATCTTGTTCAGTATATCCTTCAGGCAGTGTGACATTAACATCTCCTAGTTGATCGTTAGAAGATTTTAAACCCATGCCTCCAAGTAACCAGCCTCCAACATTATCTTGTTTATTAATAATGTCAACACCTTTTTGTAGTTTATCTTTTAAAGGTTTTAAGTACGCTGCTCTTGTTTCTTTAGTATCTTTACCTATTGTTCTAAAATCTGAATAACCGCTTACCTTTTGTCTATAAGCATCTATATCATCTTGTATTAATTTTTCTACTGATCTATTAAACTCTAGTTGATCTTCTGCTAGGGCAGAATTATATAATTTACTATATCGTGGGTCAGCTTGATACTGCTTAAGTTTTTGTTGTTTTAAAGCATCTACCCAATTTTCACCGGTTACAGAGTCTTTAGATTCACCGTAAGTATTTATCATGGTGTTGTGTTTATCCCAAAACTCTGTACCTTTAGTAAACTGACCTGCACGTCTGTCTATAAGTCCTTGATTACTTGTCCAAAACTCATCAGCACGTTTTTGAGCTTTCTTTCTTAAAAAATGATTACCTACTTGTAGACCTAAAGTTAGACCTGTAAAAATTTTAGCTCTACGTTCTTGCTTTTTACGTTTCTTTCTAGCAGAAGCTAATAAAGATTCACCTAATTGTTCAATTGCCATTATATATCCTCTTGTAATTCAGGTTTTTCCAATAAACTTGGTTCTCTCGGTGGTGTCATCTCTTCTATTTTTTCTTCTATATTTTTAGGTAGAACACCTGCTCTTGCTTTCGGTACAATTTTATCTTGAGCTATATCAATTGCTTTTTCAATGCTGCTTAATTGTTCGTCTTGGTCTTCTACATCCTCTTCTTCTCCTTGATAGATTACATTATCCATCATACCAGCTTTTTCAGCTAGTGCCATTATCATATACATAGTAGGCTCAATAAGAAGTAGCAACAAATCTGGGTTCCACATTCCTTTTTGAAATCCATCTGTTAATACTATTTGAGTTACATCTCCAATAGGAACTTCATTCTCAATTAAATTTAGTAAAGAATGATATGCTTCTGGTTCAGTAAGCTCTATAAACAAAGCATCAATAGCAGGTTCTAATTCTGTAAACTGAGTTGGTTGTTCCCAAGGATAAGGTGTATCAGGAGAATTAGTTAAAGATTCTCCGGGTATAGGTCTACCATTAGTAGATAAAAACTTTAATCCTTCTTGGTCGTAATCTTTATAATTCTCTTCCATGTTTATCTACCCCCACCATACTGATTAAACCAATTAAAATAAGTGCTTTCTCCAAAATTAGAAGCTCCTATATTTGCACTGTAAGCAGGTCCACCAAAAGAAAATCCTTGGTTCTGTAACATTGTTTGCTGCTCATTATATTTAGTATAAGTGTTACTGTCTCCTAAAAAATTATAAGGCTCTATATAAGGCATACCGCCTTCTGATGTTTGTTCTTGAGGATTAATAGCTCCTTCAATACTTGTACCAATAGCACCTAATGCACTTTCTTTAGCTTTGTCTTTAGCTTGTTCAAAAAAACTTTTCTTAACTGCTTCCTCAGAAACCTTACCGCTTACTTCTGAAGACACAGCTTCGCTTACATCTAAAGGTTTACCAAGAGTTGCATTGGGACTTAAGGTTGCTTCTCTTGCTTGTTCTGCTAAATTTTTATCTAATATAGTTGTGTCTATTTCTGGACCATTCTTAACAGCATCTGCAACTAAGTCACCAGCATCAGCATTAACACCAAATACTTCTTGAGCTTTGTTTTTTAATCCTGTAAAACCTTCGCTAATCTTTGTTGATATATCTGTGTAAGCAGTTTTAACTCCAGAAGCTGCCCAATGAACACCTTTCATTACATACCCAACTGCTTTGGTAAATAAGTTTTTACTAGCAATATTAGTTGCAGCTTGTGCACCAAAGTTAGCAAGAGTAAGTGTCGTTCCCGTCATGCCTGTCCATATAGCACCTGCAGCCCAAGGCATTAACATACCTAAAGCAATAGAGCCTAAGGGTCCAAGTTTAGCAAAAGGTTTAGCTATCTTAGCCATAATTTTTTTAAGCCCTTTACCTATTTTTTTGATACGCTTACCAACACTTTTGACAATTTTCTTTATACTTTTAAAAGGATTAAAACCCATAATATTCTCCGTTAACCTTTATTACCAAATAAACTATTAATTAAATGACTTACACTACTAACATTAGAAGACCAGTCTTTTGCAGAAGCACCTTCGTTTGCAAGTGCTTGAGCATACAGTTGAGCTTTTCTATTTTCTTCATTTTCAGCAGATTGCCAAGTGTAGTTAGCTTGATCTCTTAACTCTTGCCATAAAAATGACTGAGCTTGTGAAGACATGTTAAATGCATTTTGTGCATTTTGCATTGCTACTTGGTTAGCAGCAGCAGTATTAATTGTGTTAGCTTGTCTTCTCCATGCTAGATTAGATTGCTCAATTGCCTGTGCGTTAGCAACATTAAATTTACTTCTATCAAATTCTACTTGAGCATTAAATTGATTAATGTTATTTACCATAGCAGCATTAGCTTTTTCTAAATCTGCTTCTACTTGAAACTCTAAAGCTTGTCTTGCATTAATTTGTTGTGCATTAAACTGAGACATTGTATTAGCTTGTTGTGTATTAAACTGTTCTACTTGGGTAGCTAAACTTGTCATAAACTGCTGTGTTTGATTATCACTAGCAGCATTGAATTGTCTTGCAGCATTTTGAGCTGCTTGATTACTTAATAACGTTTGTTGAGCTTGTTGAGCTTTTAATACATTAGCTTGTTGCTCGTTATTAAGATTAGTTAAATCTGTTTGTAAGAAAGCATTAGCATTATTTATCTGAGCTTTCTGATAGAAGTCTGCTTCAGCTAAGTTAGCTTGAGACATTAGTACAGCATTTTGAATTGTAGCTTGTTGTCTGTTATTAGCTTCAGTTAAACCTACAGTTTGTAAGAATTTACTGTTAGATAATGCTGTTTGTTGGTCAGCACTAAACTGAGCCATGTCCATTTGAAAAACTTTACCAGCGTTATCGAGTGCTGTCTGTTGTCTAAACTGAGCATTTTGTAACTCGGCTTGAGCTTCAATTGATTTCTGCTGTCCAACACTTTGCTGGATTGCTTGTGCGTTAGCTTGTGCTAAAGGTACAGCAGATTGTATAATAGCATTGAGCAAGGCATCTCTACCTACAGTGGATGCTGACATACCACGTTGAGCTAACATAGCTTCAACACTAGCTACAGCAGGTCTAGCCCACGCAGGAACTTCACCTTCTTCAATGCCACTTAATAAACTGTCTAACTGATTGGATACTAAAGCTTCTTCAGGTAATCCAGCAATAACTCCACGTTCAGCTTCTGTTAAATCCATCAACCTAGCTTCTAGGTCTTCAGGGTCGTTACCTAATGTTGTTATATCTTCTTCACTAACACCAGCATTTCGTAATTGTTTCTTAGCTCTTGTAACCCTTGCTAAAGTTGTACCTGCTACTTGAGCAGCTTCTGCCATAGCATTAGGGCTTATTGTTCCTACAATTCTTTCAGTTAAAGCACCGGGAATAATTTCTACTTCAGCAGCTTCAATAGGAGCTACACGTTCTACTTGTGCAGCTTCAGCTAATGCTTCAGGTCTTACTTCACCTTCAGCTACAGCAACTTCAGGAGCTTCTGTAATCTGTGCTGCTTCCATCTGTGCAGCAGTTAGTGGTTCAGGAGCAGCTACTGCTGGTGCAGCTTCTGCTGTTACAGCTTCTGGAGCTGTTGGCATTGCAGCAGTTTCAGCTACTAAATCTTCTCTAGGTGCTAACTCTTGAGCTACACCTAACTCTCCTACTTCAACTTGTTGAGGAGTATCTATTTGAGGAACACCTGTCATGTCTCCAGATACTAATTGTTCTGCTCTTGTTCTAGCATCTACTAAATCTTCTTGTGTTTGAGCAGCAGCTGTTTCTGCAGCTTTTCTTTCTGCTTCAGCTTTTTGTTGAGCTTGTTCAATAGCAGCTTGTTGTTCAGGAGTAAATCTATAACCACCCCTATCTAAGTCACCTCTAAAAGCTTTCTGAGCAGCTTCCTGTCCTATTCTTTGAATAGTTTCTCTATCAGGTACCATATAATCTTCTGCAATTAACTCAGGTCTTATAACGGGTGCAGGAGCAGATACTCCTTCATCACTAAAAGCCATTGCTTGTTTTGCAGCTTCTTGAGCTGCTACTGATGCTGTTTCTTCGTCATATCTATTAGCAAATGTAAATGGCTGTGGAGCAGGTGTCGGTGCTGGTGTAGGT